GCACTATAATAAGTATTCGGATCAACTTCATATACAGCACGAGTAAATTTACCATCCACTCCTGCTTCATAATCAAAGTATGCTTGTCTCTTCATTTCTATATCTGGAAGCAATCCTCTATTATACTCCAATAAATTACTAGCATCTACAGTGTCCATGATAGGATGAAGTACAGGATCAACTGCTGCATGGACAGATGGCGTATCTACTGCATTTCGTGCACGCATGTAATCTTTAAACTTAATAACTCCGCCTGCCATACGTTTGATGCCTGAACCTAGTGCCCTACCACCACCAGCTAGTACCCCTCCTGCTCCTGCAGAATACACACCTTCCATAACTACATCAGTGAAACTAAAACTCTGTTGTATTTCATCGGCAGCAAAATATCGTACACTACCAGTAGTAAGACCAGCTATTCCTGCTACTGCAGCTTCTCTTGCCATCAATGCTAAGAATGGTGATGTAGGAGCAAACTGTAGGCCGGGAATAAGTCTTAGACCTACTTCCGCTGCAGCACCTACTACAAAATCACCTGCCGTCATTCCAGCTAATCCGACAGCGAAATTCTGAAATACGTTTCCATCATATTGAGCAATAGCATTCTCATACTCTTCTTTCTTTCTCCATCTCTCATGCAATGATTCTGCATACCCTCTTCGTACCTTTTCAGTAAATGGTTCTTCTGTAGGATATTGAGTGTTAGCTTCCTCTGGAGTTATATACTCAGCAGGATACTTGAAAGATTCTGCCGGAGCACCCATACCCCATGAGCGTGGCATATCTAATAAATAATCGCCGATACCGGGCTCGAACTCAGACTTATCCCAAGTGAGACCCCAAGCTTCTTTAAATGTTGGAGCTATAGTTTGTTTACGTTCTAGCTGTATTATCTGCTGCTGCATAGATGGGGAATGAATCTGCCCCATTCTAAACGTATCACTCTGTTCCTGTGTTACACCGTCTTCGGCCATTACATTGAATCCTTAATCAGTTTATTAACTCTTGGTAAGTTTCTAATTTCTAAAAAAGTTTTTTCGCTATCTCGTTCTGTCTGTCTACCATTAAGATGTTCTACATAAATTATAGGTGCTCCGGTACGGCCATCAACAAGTCTTACTCTATCAGCACCAGCGTTAACTATAACCGCAAACTTCTCCATCTCTGATCTATATCTAGCCTGTATAGCATTTTCATTATCTTTAAAATCTGGATTCATTCTAACTATATCTGCTCTAACTCTAGGGCTGATTCTAAACCTAGCATGGTATAGAGCATGAGCTTTATACCCCTTCATCATAGGTTCTATATAAGCTTCTGTTTCAATACTCTGACCTTTAGATGTATTCTTAAATAGATTCTTAGGTATTATGATATTATATAATTTGTTTCTTGGAGGTATATAGATAGACCCTAGTAATTCAGCAGTTGCCTCTTCTATCGCCACATCTAAGTCAGGCCTAGGAGTCGTAAACATAGGATCGTTAACTGATTCAATAGAAACCATTTTTTGAATAGCACTAAGGATTACTTGCTTTTCTATACTGACATATAATTCTGTGTTTGCTGCATATTGATTCTTTAATATAGATCCTCTTAGATCCATCAATGCCTTACTAGCTGCTAATTTTACTTCCGGATATTTTGTCTTACCCGGTAATGCCTCTATTAGATCGCCACTATTTATATTATTACGAAGTATCGCTTCCCTGCCTTCTGCACTAGTAGGGAAGATCATTGCGTGCTTAACATATTCAGGCCATAACTTGTTATCTACCATGAAGTCTAAAACTTTAGTGTCATTAGAATTCCGCATTACAGAATCCATCTTCTCTCTAAGATACTGTTCAGCAGCTACACCGGATTTATCTTTTTTAAGTCGGGCCATAAATTCTTTACCCCAAGTACTAGCTAGTTCTTTAGTAAGAGGTATTGTATCCATATGAGGAGTTCCTCTAACCATTTGACTAGCTCTCGTCTGACGTTGGAATTCATTAAAATCAGTTGGACTCTTAGATTTAATCCATTTATTATAGGATCTCCGAGTATCCCCATTTGTATCTATTGTGTATTTAACTTTATCATTCTGGTACGCTTGCTCATTAGTTACAATCCAGTTAGCAAAATCTTTTTGTACATTTCTAAATGCTGTACTACCCTTAGCTAATTCTCCCATGGTTGCCTGTACTATATGATCTGGATACCACTCTTTATATTTTAGCATAACAGATTTAGCATCAGCATCTAGCATGTCTGGTATATTTTCAAGCATCTCTACCTGTTCTGCAGCAGACATACCTCTAGCTTTACTCTTATAGCTACCAACTAAACGAGCTGCTGTCATAGTAGCTATGTTATTACTAACCTTATGGTCGGGTAGGATACCAACGAATTTACTTTGCTCTACATGAAATGCATCATTTATCTCAGCGTCTCTATGAATACTTTTATTTGGGTCGTATTCGAGTAATTCTCCGGTTATATTTAAGTTATATGTCTTACTAAATAAATCATTGAACGCTGATACATTTTCCTTAGACTTAGTAATCATCTTCTTAAATAATTTTTTACGAAGAGCTACAATCTGTTCAGCACTTAGTTGCTTGAACAAATACTCTCTATCTTCTTTTGTACCTCTAGCTCCCCATGCGGGTGTTAGACTTACAGGTTGCCCCATATTAGTACGCTTGCCTGTAGTGTGTTCAGTCCAAGTGTAGATAGTCTTCTTGCCTTTCTCTTCTACTTTCTTTAAAGAGTATCCTGCTTCTTTTCCTAGTGCCTCTATCATTGTCTCATTTACTAATAAGGCACCCATAACATCATTGATATGCCCTGAATCTATTTCACCATCTAGTACTGTATACGTAGCAGCTCTGGCATCTTTTTTAAATTTAGTATCTGCATTTACAGGATTAACTAATCCAAGTTCTACATAATTTGTATACCTACGATTCAAACTATTCTGTAAAAAACCTTTTAGGTTATCTGTCCTACCTGTAGGCTGTTTCTCAATCTGTTGTAATGCATTTGTAATATACTCTACGTCTTTCTTATCCATAAACTTTCGTTTAATAGACATCTCTTGAGAGTCAGCGTTTAACACATTAGCTCTTGATGGATTAGCTACCCTACTCAGAAACATTTCTTTTACTTCATCATTGGGTAGATTCTCAGAAATTGATTCTAACTCAGTTTTATTCCAATCTTGATAATGATCAGCATAGTCTTTACCACTGCTAGGCACTTTCTGTTTTTGAGGATCGTATGTATTACCCATCTCCTGAAATTCATTCTGAGATGCTAAGGCGTATCTCTCTAATGCATCATCTCTAGATATGCTATCATTACGCCTCTTCCTCTTCATCATAACATCAAGGGCAACATCTGTGGCGGCATCCCCAAAGCCTCTAAGAGCTTCATAGGTACGAGTAAGCATACGTTCATTGACACGAGCTACAGGTACTCTCTTAGATATCGGGTTCTCTTTAAATTCTGGTATTCGCGGCATTGTTACCTCATTTCATATAAACTGGTTGAGCAGAGTACCCACCACTTGTCATGGTAGACGCTGACTGGAAATCTGCAAACGCTATAGTCGATTCATAGTCACTCGCACCAGAAAAATCAAATAGATTAGTCTGTGATAATTTATACCCAGATGTTAATAGTGTTCCTGCTGCTCCGATCTTTCCTGCATTAGCAGCATCTCTAGCATATTCACCTTCTAATACTGCACCCTCAGCTATCATGTTAGCCTCAAATGTAGAGTCTCTTAATTGTCTAAGACGTTCATCATTTATTTCAGTAATAGTATCTTCAATTATATCTAATGATGATCCTGTTCCTATATCAATTCCAGATCCTGCTATAGCTACACGTTGAGCTCCAACTAACTGGCGACCCTCTTTCTGCAATAGCTCATCATTAATTTGAGCTCTAGCAAATACTTCTTCAGCTTGTCGGTTAAGTAATGACTGCTGTTTAATAGAAGCTTTCTCAGCAGCCTTACCTGATTTATAAGAACTATACGCGCTTAATAATGTACCCGCTATTGCGGCTGCGGCTGCTATGGCCATAAGTTACCCATCATACGATACCCCACGTAGTGTGGCCCCAAGGAGAGTCATAAGGTGTATGCCCTTTCCTTTTACAATTAAATAATTTCTTCTATCAGGATTTTGAGGGAAGTCTACTCTACTATCAAATGTAGAGATAGTTCCATCACTATCAACATCCTCTAAAGCATTTTCCTCGCTACCAAATTGAGCGTGCTGTGTGAGATAGAACATTAGGAATGCTCTATCAATTCTTGTTATGTTTCCTGTAGAGTGCCCGAACTGTTGTCCTGACTCTATAGGCATTGTCTTTAAAATATTTTCATACGCAAATCCTGCATAAATTTCTTCGTAATCGTTTGTTAGAACTATAGAATTATTTTCTACTTCTAGCGTACCTTCATTAGTTGTATCTCCGTACACTTCTACTTCTGTCGTATCTAATAAGTTCAATCCTGAAATAGCATTGTATGTAGTATACTGATCTACTCTAGCTATGAATGTTCTAGGTCCAGCACCACCTATATCTACACGTGTACCTGTAGGAAATGTTCCTGTATAAAAATAATAAGTATCATTGTTAGATGCGGGTACAACATAGTATGAATCGAGTAGTGTTAACCCTACAGGTAGCGTACCACTCAATATAGTTACTACCATTCCTATTTGAAGTCCTGCTCCTGATCTATGGCTTCCATCAAACCTACTAGATAGTCTAGCTGTATGTAATTGATCTGTTGATTGATAATTAAATTCTATTTCTCTATTAGTTATTATACCACTCTCAGGTAATATTCTTTCTACGTTATGATCGGCACAGTAAGTTTCATAATCTTTTCCTATTCGCATGATATGCTTTTCATCTTGGCCATCACCCACGAGTAAATATACATCATCGAATGTCCCACCAACAGAAGGTATGATAGCTATATCATGAACTTGATTCCCATCAGTGTTAGCTACTATCTCATGCTCTGCCCATGCAGCTACTTCTGATTCTTTAACTAAAGTTATTGTATATAATTTATAATCAGATGATAGCATCCACAAAGTTGAACGCGACTCTTGCCATACAGCTTTTACAAATGAAGCTTCACTATCTAAAATATCATCTGATAGAATTGATAAATCTAAATCTGTTGTCTTACCATTATCTACCGAATAATTAAATTCTCTAAGTCTTCTACCATCACGAGAGATATAACCTATGCCTTCTTCACCCAACGAAAAACAATTGATGTGACTAGACCCATGGTTAGTTTTTGATCTAACGTCTAGGTGTGTTCTATCAAAGAGCCCATCAACTTTTACAATAACATATTCTGTACCTGCAGTACCTATGATTAGCATGTCTGATACATGCATCCAGTTGATGATGTTTATTTCTTTAGAGGCTATAGTAAAATTAAAAGCGTTATCTGAAGTAGTCGCACCAAAGTAACCGCACCCAGAACTCTCTGCTCCTGTATCTTGCTTAAGAGTATCCGCCATCATTAATTTAGAATTATTTAAATCGGATGCCCATACTGTATCAGGTTGTCCAGTACACCCACCGTAAACTATTCTTTGGTTATAATAAACTATACTACGAGGAAACCCTCTGAACTCAGACCAAGAAGATTCACGCCAATCATCACTACCATTAGCTAAAACATCAGCGCCGAAGTTTACTCTAATATACCCTGTAACAGTAGTAGCATCAGTATACCCTGTAACTTCAACAACGCCTTCTTTCTGAGATACACTATCCGTTATTTTAAAGAACGCACCCTTCGCAACACTAGCATGAGCTGAATTAAAAAAGTCTACAGGAGTTCCTCCTGAATCTTTTGCTATTATAGTAACTGCAGTAGATGATGAATTCTTTATTCCATCTGTACCACCCGTAGCACTAACATGAAGTACTACATCAGGATCTATATTAGCATCTCTATACGGTACGCCTTGAAAACGTAATATAGGATCATTTTGATTGGAGTATGTTTTATAACTGAGGATGCTAAAAAAATAAGTACCATCTGCTTGGATAGTTCTCTGCATAGCAAACTGTGGAACAGTATCATCAGATGCATTGAATATTAATATTACATCTCCTACTTGTACTGTACCTAAACTACTATCCTCTGGGTAATCTATATATGTTGGAGCGTGTGATTCAGTTTCCTGTGCTTCATGAGTAAATGCATCGAATACTTTATAATTACCGCTAGAATAAAAAACAATTATGTATGCTTCTGTTCTAGAAAACACAAAAGGTATTATTGCCCTAGGTCCTACAATAGTAGCTGCATATCCAAATGATTTAAAATAGTCTGTGATGTATGGGTAAACGTAAGCACCCGGCCTACGAGTAACCCCGCCTGTTTTCATTGGTAAAAAGTTTTTTAATTCTTCACACCCTTTAGGATATTCTTTTGTGTCCCAACGAGAACGTAACTTCTCACTTAACTTTCCAGAACTAAAAGCATTATGCGCGTGAACATATTTCATTCAAACCTCGAATCCGTCCAGTCAGTCATGATGAGGTTTCTAGGAGTTCCTTCTTGAGCATCATACAATCTAGCATCTCTAAATAATTCTTTAGCATGATCTCTTAGTTCACCTTTTAATTCATTACTCTGCACCAATGGATAAGATAGACGTACAGCTAGTTTAGCTGATAGAGCATCTACAAAATATGAAGGGTACTTAGAATTATCTTCTTCTTTAGCAATATACTCTATCTTCATTGTTGCTTCATCAGACAATAACTTATCACCTTCTATACGATATTTAATATCATCGTACTCTAGCGTAAGTATCCTAAGAATATCTGCAGGCAACTGATACTCATACTCGTATCCAAATTCAGGAGTAGTTGCTGTCTTAGCTAGTTCAACTCTACGAATTGCGAAGTTCCAAGGGTGAGCTCCGAGAAAAGAGTCCCGTACTATAACATAAAGATCATTACAAATCTTAGCACGCTTATTATTTTCGGTAAGCGCAGAGATCCTTTCTGATCCAACCATGTAAAGAGCTAAGTTACAAATCTCTACCGATGAGGCCATATAGAATCCTTTGAAAAAGAAGGGGGCTTTTACACCCCCTACTTATTAATCCATTACGTAGTAAACTGCTACTTTAACAATACCTGTAATTTCTGTACTGATCTCAGTACACTTAAGAGCTAGTTGTGTTTCAACAGCTAGTTCCTCAAACTCTCCGGCTGCGCCCGCAGGCATCTTAGCTCGAACAGCTTGTCCACCAGCATCGGCAGAAGCAATGTAACGATCAGGATCAGCAATCGTACCAAGTTGAACAATACCAGTTGTCCCTAAACTTGGAGAGCTGATAACTGCATCTAGAATTCTAGATCCTGCAGGAATCTTCATCATGTAAATGATGTCGTTAGCTGCAAGAACTACACCTAGACCATCGAGGTCATACTCATCGTAAGCTACCTTCATTTTTCCAGCGTATTCACCGGGCTCGATCTTTGCAGAAGGAACATTTACGAAGGCTTTTGAGTAATTAGAACCGTATAAGTTAGCCATGTTTTAATCCTTTGTTTTAAAATTACGCTGAAATAATTACTTCAACAACTTTTTCTTCTTCAATTCTAGCGGCCCCTAGTCCCATTGAACAATAAACCTGAGTAGAGAAATGCTTCGTTGGAAGCTTATCAATACTTGAGTTAATGCTTGCAGAGATTGCTAGGATAAGACCTTCTTTCTGAAAAGCAATACATCTATTCTTTCCTGCTGTAACTGTAACTGACCCACCTGTAACGGCACCAGTTGTAATTAGAGCTGTAGTAATATCAGCAGTAGTAATAAGAAGTCTTTCAGAACGAATAAAATTGAATCCCATAAAAGTATTTACGTCACCCTGTACGAGAGCTTTAACAGCAGCGTAATCAGAACTAGTAACTTCTGTCTCACCAAGAAGATCGTCCATCTCTTCAGAACTAAGAATGAATGAAAGTCCACTGTCTCCAGTTTCATTAGCATTAAATTTCTTCTTAACAGCTCTAAGAGTTTTTACGTTAAGGCCTGAAACTGCAGCACCTGTATGAGAAATTAATTTCTGAGCATCCGGTAGAGCAACTGCTGTAGAGCCTGTCTTTCCACTGTATGCATTCCCAAGAAGTGCAGCGATAACTACATCATCCATAGCACGTCCAAGAGCGTTCATAGCTGCTTGAGCATATTCAGATTCTGGGTTTTGAATTATACGAAGCTTATCTTCTTTGTCCACTAGGTCAGCATAGAAATAATCTTCGAGAGTTACTCTACGTCTGCTATGAGGAGTATCAGAATAAGTCGTCTCTGAGTGCCGTCCTACCTTTTTCTGGGCAGTAACTTTACCGATACGATCATAAAAAGCTGCTTCGGCTTTCTGACTTTCGTTTCTAACTAGTCCTCTTAATCGAGAACCTTTCTGTTGTGATAAATGAAATACGTTGGCGCTATACTGATTCACCATCGCTTTAGTGATTTCGATAGACATTGTGTCTCTCCTTTAAAAAGTTAAACAATAAAAAAATTTAATGTAACAACGAATAGGTTGCCTGTTTCCAGACCTGTTCTAGCGTTGCCTTTTTGAAGGACCGACTAGGCGGTTGTCCCAACAATGCTTAGTATTAGGATAGCCGCCTATGTCATTTGTGTCAATACCCTAACTTACAGATTCAAATAATTTCTTCATATCTACAACTGCTTGATTGTGCCCTGTGTGATCTGCTTTATGGTACGGGTGGTCAAAGTTACCCATAACTTCATTGATCTTACGCTGTGCATCTTCAGCAGATAGCCCAAAATTGTTTACGATTGATGGCTGAAAGGTGTCTTCCTTCAAAGATTCCCCCACTTTCGCAAGGAATCTGATCAACTGAGGGTCATTCCCTAGCCCTGACTCATCCAAATACACCTTGAATTTGTCGCCTTCTCCGTCAAAAAGCTTTACAACCGACTGCGCACGGTGAACATTCTTATCAAACCCCTCACCCCAGTCTTCCTTTAGCCCATTAATAGCGTTTTCTACTGTTTCTTTAGCACTAGAATCGTTTAACGCATCTTGTGCAGTAATCTTATCAGAATAAAAATCCATGACCTGTTTGACTTGTGCCGGTAACATATTCGCTTTATGTGCCATAGCATAGAACTCTTTAGTGAACTCTTCTTGGATATTCTCATGGTTTGCCTCGTAGTTAGCTTCATCAGGTCTACCCAACTTCCCAAATAAGGCGGCCCAGTCCTCCTCAGATGCATTCTGATCGGGTAAGACTACCTTATCCTTGCCCACCATCCTCTGAGCGTTCACATAGCTCTTTACGAGCGTAGGAACATCACCCACATCTTTCATGATAGGATCATTGATGAATTCTACTCCCTGTAACCAAGCAGGAGCATCACTAGGTGGCGCATCCGCTGAAGGAGTATCTACTGGTGGCGCATCCGCCGGGGGTGTTTCACTATTCAATATTGTCATACTGTGCCTCCTGTTCTCGACCCTCTTCCATCATTTTCAGAATTCTCTCTGGGTCTGTGTTTAAAGTTCGTAGGATACGAAGAACCACCGCTCGCTCTCCCTCCCGATAAATCATTTCATTTGGATTAGGATCGAATGTTGATGTTAGCACCCAACACGATCTAATTAAATCATGAAGAACTCTAGTGCCTTCCTCACAATCAAATAGCTTTCGATAAGCGATGATAGTATCGCTTATCTTTTTCTCTCTGTTAAAAAACATTACGCCTCCGCTTGTTGATCCTGCGCATTCGCGCCCGCCATTTTTTCAGTTATCTCAGCTTCTCCTTGAGCTTGTTCCATCTGTTGCTGTTGGGCCGCAGCCTCTTGCCTACCCTGTCTCATCTGTTGTATCTGCTTAGGATGCATCATTAGTTTTTCAGGCACACCATAAATGTCTGCACCATAACGAACATACTCATCAGCATTAAAATTATCCATTACCTCTGTGTTACCCGCTGCCAAGAAAGGCTCCGCCATTTGAATAGCTCGCATAGCATTCTCAGCATCAACACTTCTCTGCGCTTTAGCAATCTGTGAAGTATAACGAACCTCTAAGTCCCGTCCAGCAAGCTCTCTCGGCGGTTGCTCCAATAAGTTCTTTCTTAAAAGAATACCAAAAACCCGATCAATAAGAGGCTTAAGAAGTTCAAAATGTTGGCGACCAAGTATCGGTCCGAGTAATCTAAGTTGTTCATCACGTCTCTGCATAACTTCTGTAGCTGTCATTCGATCATTCTCAACCAATTGAAGTTGATCAATAAAGAATGCTTGCCGTATCTGTTGGCGTACAGTATCCATCATGCTTTCACCGATATCAACTCGTACTCCACTAACAAGTGGTTCAATCCTATCTTTCGTTCCTGCACGATAATAGTTAACACTACTAGGTGCTATCTTCACTGGTAAAAGTACACCGTCATCAGGAACTTGAAGAGGAGGTGCAACAGCTAACTGTGCCGCTTCAATAGTCGCCTTCTTCATCTTGTTAACCATTTTAATATCAGGCAACGCTTTCATGCCCGGTGAACGTCCATACATCTCACCAGCTATTTTAGTCCAACGTGGAATAGCATAAGGGTTTTCATTAAACCCAGATTCTTTTAAAAGTTTTTTACTTTCTTTGTGAACATGATAAGAAGCAAAGGCGTTTTTAGAATTACCGCGACCCTTGAAAGGTCGATCAGCACGGGGTTCCACCAAGTGTATAACTGTTTCTCTTTTTGTTGGATCAGATAATAAATTTTGTTTCATCTTCTCATCGAAAAATTCTTCCCCGAACTGTTGCTTCATCTGCCTCAACGTCATCTCATACTCATAAGAAACTGTGTCTATGATTCCTTTATAATTTTCATCAACACGAGTATTATAAATAGGCCTAGCATGAAACCGGACAACCAAATCATCATCTTCCTCGATTCGTAAAACAGCAGTACCAAAAGATCCTAAGTCCAAATAGATTTCATGGATCTCTGTTTGAAAGTTTGAGTTATTTAATATCTGAATTATTTTATCAGCACTCTTCTGTAACCAACTACGTACCTCTGGAATAGCGTCTAACTCAGGCACGCCAGTACTTAAACCAAACCATGTTGATGATGGATTAGTTAACATCCCATGAAGAGCTGATGCCATCAATTCATTCGAGTGTATCGAAGTAGCATCGTACAAAAGATTATGCTTCTGTTGACCCTTAGTCGCATAAGGCATTCCATACATATCATCTTTTCTAGGTATAATATATTGAGCGACATCTTCCCAATGCCGCTTCCAATTCTCTAGGCCTGCGGTCATTTTATCATGTCGATCAACGACATACATTCCTAATTTTTCATTGTCCATGATTACCTACCCAGTATGGAAGTTCCTTTCTGTGTTGTTAAAATGCTATCGCCTTGTGTACTCTGCTTCTGACCTGTCAGTATAGTCGATGATCTACCACGACTACTCTGCTTCTGTTTCTCTCTAGCTTCAACTGCTGACTTAACTCTTCTCTGCTCATCCGTTAACTCTAGTTCAGGTATAGAAAATATCTTGATCTCTTCTTCTGATCGTTCACCGCTTGCACCACCAGTGATAACATTACCAATCCCTTTATTCATCTGCTCACCGTCCAGTGTACCAAACGATGCAGTACGAGCAACTCCACCAACAATAACATCTCCTGCGCCTTTAATTCTCTCCTGTGTACTCCTAGAACCAGTGACCCCGCCAGCTAATTCAGCTACAGGATTAACTACAGCATGAGTAAGCTTACTTGCCATCTTACTAACCTGTCTTCTAAATTTACTTCCCCAACCCATGTTATGCTCCTAAAGCATCATAGTCGTTCGATGCCTCTCTGGGTAAGCCTCTAGACCTAACCCGTATTCCGTTATAAGTTAAACCAAACATTCTTAAAGCATCAGCAGCATTAGAACACCAATCATGCATAGGACGATCAAGATACATTTTGTTCTTGCCATCCCACTTACGCTGATAATTCTTCATAGCATTGATGCCCTTACTACATTTAATTCTATCCCACCAACACCTGTCAAGCAACATCCGTACAGCATGAATACCATCAGCTACAGATTGCCTAGGTACGATGCGAGTCCCAAGACCCAACTCTCTGAGAGTCTCTTGCCTAGTTCGACCAGTCCCCAACTCACGAGCAGCACCATCATGAGGTATAAAATGCTCGTCATAAATATATTCTTTTTCTTTGATCCTCTTAACATAATACTCTAACCCAACACCAGCATTCTCCATAAAGTCAATGATGTGAATCTCCTGCCCAATCTCTTGTATGAACCATATCGCAGTAGTATCAGAAATACCAAGGTCCCAATAAGTAGAAACAGGAACCTCCTTCTGGTATGGAACATTCGTTATACGCTTCTGCTCATCCGCATCCTGCATGTACTTACTATAATAAGCTCCCTTCAATGCAGCAGTAAAGGAGCATTCAAACTCCTGCTCGTACTCATCCTCACTCATCTCTATCCGAGCATCACGCAACTCCTGCTCATCCATGATGTTCGTCTGTGACGCTTTGTAAAGCGCCGTGTACCACTGACCAGTCTGATTCTCCAATGCAATATTGTAAATATCGTAAAAATGATTCTGACCCCTAGGTGTACCAATAAATATGCCCCATCCCTTCCTATCTGATAAAGCTGGTCGAATAAGTGTTGACCAAACGACAGGGTTCATGAGAGAATACTCGTCCAATAACACACCGTCCAAATAGATCCCCGCCAAGCTATCAGGATTCTCAGCACCAAGTAACATAAACCTAATCTTGTCACCCTTCGACGGTCGCGGAATGTCAACCCTTAATTCAGCCTCATTTGCCTTCATACCCGGAATATTTTTCGTATAATGCTTCAGATACGTCGGCGCAATATAAGCATACTGAGGATTCAAATTATTACACCGCAACGCTTGGTCAATCATCTCCATTATCGCAAAGACCGTCTTACCAAAACGACGGTGGCACACCAAGACGCTAAATCGCGCAAGATGAGCGTGCAAATGGGCCTGCAAGCCTCTAGGGGTATAGCCAAGGTCTATAATTTGTTGGTCGCTCATTTTACCCCGTTTTTGTGCTTCCTGTGCGCTTCTTCTTTCCAGCTAACATTTGCCTAGGCGCTGTGCCCTCTTCGATATCCTCAACATCAATCTCCTGCTTACGCCTATCCTCCAAAGATTCATCAAGAATCTGCTGCAATCTCTTCTTCTCATCCGGTGGTGTATCAGGATTCTTTATTCGATCCCTAATCTTTAACATCATTTCGTCATTTTTCTGACGCTGCTTCTTAGATCCAGCTAATTTCATAACTGCTCCCCTTGTGGCTGCTGTGGTTTGTTGGCCGTATCCTGCTCAGCGCGCGCCATTAAATCAGCAACAACATCATCAAGCGAACGACCCGTTAACACCAAATAACGCTGGAACTCAGGATCGTTTATGTCTATCCCATTCTGCTCCAATAACATACGTACATTC